TATATATCCACCAACAAAAAATGTTATTGCATATGAAGCAGCATATCTTCAATTTCATAATCTTGTTGAATTTGACGAAAAAGGTAAAGTTGTACAAACTGATTTAACTGGAGGAGCTGTTGTACAAAAAGCAGTAACAGATGCAAACGCAGATCTACAAAATACATTTAATTTAATTCCTCCACAAAAAATTAAATTGGGTCGAATTGAAAATTTCGAAGATTATCAAGATGCATTATTTAATGAATTAGATCAATTACGTGACAAATATAATTTAAAAGACACAGATGCTGTAGCGGAATATCATAAATCATGGTGGAGAGATGTTATACGAGATAAAGCAAAAGAATTTAATTATAATATACCTGACGATGTAACAGATATACTAATGAATAGATGGGCATATGATATTAAATCTCCAAATATTTCTAAAGTAGCTAAAATGATAGATAACGAAGAGTTTATAGAATGGATGCGACCATTTGATAAAAAAGATTTTAAAAAATATATAAAAGATAATTTACAACCATTTGAATCTATATTCTTAAAATTAGGTGCAGAAATAATGAAAAATGTATCTAACTTTTTAGCACCAAATCCAGCAAAGGCTGTACAAGACATTAGAAAAGAAATTGCACAAATAATTCGTACATTGAGATCTACTAACGATATATCAAAAATGGAATTATTAAAAACACAATTAGACAAAATTAAAAGATTAGGCGGATTCGAAAAAATAGTTCCAGTAGAAGGAATTGTATTTGTATATGGTGGTAATACATATAAACTAACTGGAGCGTTTGCTCCGCTAAATCAAATATTAGGAACATTAAAGTATTCTAGGTAATATTTATATAAAATAATATAACAGGAAGTTAAAATGGCTAAATATAAACACCCAAAAAATGAAAAGCATAAAGCTAGAAAAGATTTAAAAGATTACACTATCGACAAAGAAGTCGAAGGAATGGTACCAAATGCATCAGGTGAGTCATTACCTGAAGTTCCTAGAAAAGACGATAAAGAAGTTATCGACGATGTTGAAAACATGGTACCTAAAGTAAAAGATTCTGATAGAGTATATGTTACTAAAGACATGGAAGATGGTGATTCTAAAATGCCATCTAATGCATTAAAACAATTAGTAAAAAATCAAGAAGAAGATGCAAAAGAATTAATTGATACCTTATCAAAAAAAGATGGTGGATATATGACACAAATAGAAAAACTAACTAAAGAGCAAAAAGAACAATTGGTAAAAGAAATTGTAAAAAGAAAAGTTGTTAAATTTTTATCAGAACAAGAAAATAAAGAAACTGACGATATAGAGCAACCAACAGAAGAACCTATAGAAGAACCAGTAGCAGATACTCCAGAGCCTGCTCCTGCTCCAGAAGCACCAGCTGAACCTGCAGACGAACCTGCTCCAATTGAGCCAGAAGCTGAATCAGAACCTGCTCCAGAAACACCGGCTGAACCAGAAGGCGGAGCTGATTCTCAACCAGGAGACACAGGAGATCCTAGAGTATCTAAATTTTTAGAAGCCATGGAACAAAAGCCTGGAACATTAGCACAAGTTACATTAATGATGAAAACTATTAATCAATTTTTAAATGAAAAAGATGTTAGAGGTAAAATACAATTTTTAGCTTTCATGAAAAAATTAGTAGATAAATCATTACAAAAAATGGATCCTAACGATCTGTAATTAAATTTAATTTAAATTTTATGGCAAACAAGTTACAAAACATTAAAGCCATCCAAAAAATGTTGGATGGTACCCATGCATTTCAAACTAAAAAAACTCACGGATTTACTGATGCTAAACAAAAAGCAGAAAAAAACAGACGTCGTGAAATAGGAGAAATATGGGAAGAAAAAATAAATGGTACTATATATACAATAGAACAACAAAATGGATTTCGAGTAAAAAAACCAAAAAATTCAGTCTCTGCAGAAGTACACAATTATCTTAATTCATATCCTAATTGTAAAAAAGATTGTTGCAAAACAACATTCGGCCCAGTTGATGAAAAAATGCGTGTTATACATGGTATGTGTTTAGACTGCGTTATTGATATGGAGCATGAATTAAAAAAACAAGGAAAATACGAAGAATATGAACGTCAAAAAATGACTGAAAATGCAATGTCTTGGTTAAAGAGAGCAGAACAAGATGTTGAAATGTTAAAAGAAGTATATACTCAAGCATCTAATACAGTTATGAATGCAGATGGACAATTGGAACATTGGTCTGCTAAAATGACATCTGAAGAATTTCAAGAAAAAATAGAAAATGAATTTATAAATTTTAAAACCAAGTTTCTAGAAAACTTAAATAAAAAGGAAAAAAACAATGATTAAAAAAACATGGAAAATTATTGCTGGTGTCGTTGCTGGTATATTTGGATTAATATTTATTTTTGGAAAAAAATCAAATAATAAAAAAGCCGAACAAGCTAAAAAGAAAATAGATAACAATAATGTTAATGTTAATAAATTAGATGGAAAAATAGAAGAAGTTAAAAAACAAAAAACTGTTGCAAAGAAAAAAGCAACAACAACAAAAAAACAAATAGCTTCTACTAAAGCAAAAAAAGCAGCTCCAAAAAAAGCAGCTCCAAAAAAATCAGTAAAATCTGCAAAAGCAAATATTAAAAAGAAAATTAGGAAATGAAAAAATATTTTATTATAATATTATTATGGCCATTGTTTCTTTTTGGACAAATGCCAGATACATGTTTTACTGAAAATGAAATAATAGAAATTTCAGAAACATTGGATTCTTTATATTATTTAGATTCAATTAATAATGAAATTATTTCACAACAAGAAACATTAATATCTGAATTAGAAACAATTGCAAATTTAGATTCTATTGAATTATTATATACAAATAAAAAAATAGAATTATTAAATAATAATATAGAATTGTATATACAGCGAGAAAAATATTTAAAACCAAAATGGTATGATCATAAAGTTATATGGTTTAGCTCTGGAATATTAACAGCAGTATTAACAGGAAAAATGATTGTTGAAGTAGTTCAGTGAGTGAAAAACAAAATATAAAAAAAATAATTCAAGAGCAATATAAAAAATGTGCAGAAGATCCTGTATATTTTATGCGTCAATTTTGTTATATTCAACATCCTACTAAAGGCAAAATTAAATTTAACTTATTTCCATTCCAAGAAGAGTCATTAACCACATTACAAAATAACAGATATAATGTTATTTTAAAATCAAGACAGTTAGGTATATCAACGCTATCTGCAGGATATGCTTTATGGTCAATGTTATTTAATGAAGACTTCAACGTTTTAGTTATAGCAACTACTCAAGACGTTGCTAAAAACTTAGTAAGTAAAGTTCAAATAATGAACGAAAATTTACCAAGTTGGTTAAAAACAAATATAGTTACAAATAATAAATTATCATTAAAATTTGCAAATGGCTCTCAAATCAAAGCAATATCAAGTGCATCAACGGGCGCACGATCAGAAGCATTATCATTATTGATAGTTGATGAAGCTGCATTTATTAGAAATATTGAAGAAATATGGGTAGCTTCTCAAGCAACACTATCTACTGGTGGAGGTGCTATTGTATTATCTACTCCTAATGGTATTGGAAATTGGTTTCATCAAACATGGGCAGATGCTGAAACTGGTGTTAATGGATTTCAAACAATTAAATTAAAATGGAATCTACATCCAGAGCGTGATCAAACTTGGAGAGATGAACAAACTAAACTGTTAGGCGAAAGAGGAGCTGCTCAAGAATGCGATTGCGATTTTATATCATCAGGGCATACTGTTGTCGACGGATTAATATTACAAAAATACGATTCAATTTGCGAAGACCCAATTGAAAAAAGAGGATTTGATAATGGTTATTGGTTATGGGATTATCCAGATTATACAAAAAATTATATAATAGTAGCAGATGTTGCTAGAGGTGACGGGGCTGACTGGTCAACATTTCATGTTATAGATGTAGAAACAATTACACAAGTAGCAGAATATAAAGGTAAATTACCACCAAAAGATTTTGGTAATATGTTAG